ACAAAAATATTAATATTTTCGCACCATATATGGTGTCAAAATATTTTATGTTATTAAAAAAAGAAACGCCTTACGATAAAATGCGTTTCCATAGTCGTCTTTATACTTTCCGCACCATAAATGGTGTGAAGAAAAAAATATTATGATTGTGTCCGCCAAAACACTATCTTATTATTTTATTTCAAAACTCCTTATTGGTTATGCTCTCAAATTATATAAAGTCCATAAGTTTTTGTAATAGGGTCTAATTCCCTTCGTGCAATTATTTTATCTCGGTTTTTCATTTCGTATTCGTGAATTGCTCTCACGATTTCTTCCAAAGTTTTTTTATGAGTTCCAGTCGTATAAGGTATTCCATACTTCTTCGCGAAGTGTGAATATACCTTCATCTTATTTGGTGCTTCATCTCTTATATATTCTTTCGCTCCAATAATGGAACTCTTCAATTGGTTCTTTGTTAAATATTTATTAGCGTGTTGTTCCTCATCTAATATTACTTCTCGTGTTTGTTGTCTTAATTGTTTTAGTTTATCTTCAAACCATCTATCTTCGTGTTCCTTTCTTTTTATTATATCGTTATATGCTTCAAGCAAACTTCTAATAGGTTTTTCTTTATTAAGTCGCTTACCTCTTTCAAGCATAGGTTCTTTATTCACAATCACTTTCGTCGTCTTGTCCGTCGGTTTCTTCGGCATTATATACATTAGCAATAGATTTTATTTGTATTCGCTTAATCATATAATTCACTTGTATTTTATTCATTAAATTATTAAAAGAACTTGTATCCTCCATCGCGACATTACGAGATGCATTCTTTACTATTTTTCTAAATGAATTACACATTATGTAAGCAGTTCCTGTTGTATAAATCTTCTCAAAGAAATTAATTTCATTTCCACTTTCAATATTGTTTTGTTTATGTGCTAAATAATATTTATACACATCATATTCACTTTCAGGTTTAACAACATATTTAATTTCATTCCACGCCTCTTTATCGCCTTTCGCTTTATGCTCTATGGTCTTTGTTGTAATAAAAGGTTCTTGCATCGTAAGCATCTGTGCCGAACCATTAAGACCTTTGAAACGATATTTGCTATGCCATTCTCCATCTTTATTGTAAGCGTATAACCACGACTTCTTTTCAAGACAATAGAATAAATATTCATCACCAACAGCATCTTCAAGTTCATCTTCAAATGAACCAAATACTTTTGAGTTCGCGTCATATATTTTATGATTAGCATAACGAGCATCAAACTTCTCAACTTCCGTCCAGTGAGGGACTTGGATATTATTATCATCAACCCACTTCTTCCAAGTAATGAAATCTCTATATCTAAACTTTGAAGCATCAGTATCGGTGTAAAGCAGATTTGCTTTTCCAATCTTGGAATAACTATTTTGAAACATATAGCGTTTAGCATAGTCATAAATCAACACTCCAAGATAGATAGGTCTTTGCTGATTGATAATGGTTTCAGCATCAACTTCATAAGTTAAAAACATCTTACCACCAACAGCGTTAATAAAATTAATCTTGGTCGCTTTTTCTTGGATTTTTAAAAACTCCGCACCACTACTGATGTCAATTGTTTTCTCCGTATGTAATCCTTCAATAACCTTACCTGATAAAGAGTTCATTAATAATTTATAAGTTTCGCGTAAAGCAGGGTTGTATTCATTAGCAATCCCTTTCTTCTCCTTTTTACTTTCCAAATCTTGAAAGTTCTTTGACTGCATAAACTCTAACAAGAAACTAAACATCTCACACGACTTCATCTTATTAGGAAACACAAATCCTTTCTTAACAACTACCGAGCAACCAAATTGTCTTAACAATCCAATCATCACATTACTAATCAAGTAGTCCTCCAATACATTAGAAGAAGACCAATCGTTCTCCATAGGCAGTTTTTCGGCATAGATGTTTGGTAAGTTTTTCTCCTTCAAGATGCTTTGGTCTATATCACAATAATAAAATCCAATCTCATCATCACCTTTATATTCATCAACTGCTTCAACTTCCTCACCACAAGGGTAATAACAATCTAATACAGACATAACATAGGGATACAAAGAGCATACATCAGTTGAAGCAAGACGCTCTTGAACTTTTTGCACTCCATTAAACATCTCAACTCTACCAGCGATTTTAGATTTTTGTAAATCTTTATACACCTGATAATCAAGTTTAGGTAGTTCAAACTTCTTATCTTTTTTGTTGTCAATAAACACCTTATAGATTAATGAACCAATAGTTTTAATTTGGTATAGGTCAGTAGCATATTTCTTTGTCGCGGGGATTGCTTCAAGAGCATTTGAATAACGCTTATACAACACAGCGGTCGCCAAAACATCATATTCATTATATTCTTTCAACTCATCATTACCTGTAATATATTCAATAAGTTTATCTTCGTCGTGAAGTTGCTGGGCGTAATCGTGGTTAAAATCTTTTTTAGCACAACACTTGATTTTAAAACTTTCACAATTCTTTTTCAAACTACCTACGAGATGCTTACGAATATCAAAAGTAGTATGTCTTCCATTTACACGGAAGTTTAACAACTGACTTCCATTATAGAAAATATCACTCACACCATAATCAGCAAGAGTATTTAATTCTTTGTATTTAAGCAAACCTTCAAGCATAAGGAAATTATCAAAGTTTGTATTATTGAAACCAACAAACACCAACATCTTATCAAGTTGATATTCCATAAACCATTCAATAAACTTTGTATTACAATCATAACCCAAGAAGGTAATGCATTTATCCTTTCGTAAATTAGCAATTGCTTTTGTATCACCCTCCTTATCAAATGCTTCAAGAGCAGTAAGTTCATAAGGTGTTAAAATAAGAATAGATAGAGAATATGGTTTCATACAAGACGAGTTATTAAAGTCAATAATAGTTTCATAATCAAAGAATACATACTCAACAGGGGTCTTGGTATTCAATAAGTTATTTGTGTTAAGTTCCTTTGGTGTAAATAGAACCGCGTTCTTACTAATAATCTTACCACAATATGAGATAAGTAAATCATCTTCCAATTCTAATTTGTCGGCATAATCAGCGTGTTCGTTAATCTCATCATAAATAATAAAATGCTTCTTCAATTCACTACCACATAAGAATACATAATCAACATCATCTTTATAGACCTTTCCACACTCATAAAACATATCTCTTTTCTTACCCTCAATCTTGATTGTGATTGAACCTGACTTGGAGATAATATCTAATGGTTTTTTGTTAATAGTAAATCCATTTGCTACAACAGCAATATCAAGGTTATTATCCCTTATGAACTCAATAAGAACTTTAACATCTCTTAATTCACTCGGTTTCTTACCATACTTGGTGCAGTCATAACCTGCTTCTTTCAAACTATCAGCAACACAGAAACCTTTTTTACTTTCTATACCCTTTACTTTAAATAACATCTTATCACTCTTACCTTTCGCTTTGAATGACGACATAACGGAAATAGAGAATGTATCATACATAGGTTCATACTCATCTAACGAGATAGGGTCGCTTCCCTGTTGCCCTTCCTTCGCGTTATTACCGAGTAATATACTTTCCAATTCATCATTAAAGGTCTTATCATCTTTCAAGTAGTAAGGATTGATAGAACGCCACAATATTTTATTATCACTCTTGGACTTGAATGGAACAGAAATAAATACTGAACCACCAAGAGCATCACTTTCTGCTTTGATTGCTTTTCTGTAATCTTCAACATTATCAACACCATCATAGGTGTATAAAAACTTTTGAAAGTTCTTTGACAACAAACTCTCAACAAGTTTCTTCTGTGCTAATTTAGGTGCGGTCTTAACAGATTGCTTTTTAACAATTGGCACTTTCGCTTTCTTCTCATTATATCTTCTCATAATCTCTGCTTGGACTGCTTCTTTGTATTTGGTTGAACCTTCTTTCAATAAGGTCTTTGTTTCTTTTCCTTTCATCATCTTCTTTGGTTTGTAATTCATAGCGTTTGCAAGGTCAATAAACTTGATTTGCTTATCAGTTTGCTTTGGTAGTTTAAGAACGGCAAGGGCGGTAGTGAAATCGGTAGAACTCATCTTATATACTATATCTACAAAATAATTCCTAAAACTTCCCTTTTTTATTTTTTAGAAAAACCCCTAAATATTTTCCTTTTAAACTTTTATCACTTACACCACAGCATAATTTGATTTCAATTTTATTCCCCACACCATAGACACCCTTTATAGTGCAACATTCTTCGAACAAAAAAAAATATTAATAATACAAATATCGTCTTGAATAATCGTATTATTATTGATTTGACAACCACGCTTTATATTGAGGACTTCCAAGTATTAAATCAGTATTGCTCTTTGCTCTGCTTTCCGCTATTTGGGATTGCTCTGTTAATTTTTTATTCACATCTCTAATATATCTTAAAACGCTTTGCTGGTCGGGGGTTAATCCTACCATAGATTTATCAACCGCTTTCTCCTTTGCTTTTTCTTCAACCTTCTCTTTTTGTTTTTCCGCTTTCTTTTCTGCCTTCTCCTTTGCTTTCGCTTGTCGTTTTTCTTTCGCGATTTTCGCTTTCTCTTCACCAACTTTTTCTTTATACGCTTCTTTATTTTTATCATATAACTTTCTATCAGCAGGTGAAGTATCATCAGGTTCAAATGGATAATCAGGTTTTGTCGCCTTTGCTCTTGCAGAGTATGGAACAACAACACCTTTCTCACTAATCTCTTTTTGTAGAGCGATTTTTCTTTTTTCAAAGTTTTCTTTATACCAGTCGCTGTCAGGAGAAAATACTTCTTTCTTCGCGTTCTTTCCTGGTCTGCCTTTCTTCGCAGGGAAATCCTTTTTAAATTGTTCTTTCAAATCCTTTACTACTAACTTGTCTATATCTTTCAATAGATTATTCTGCTTCTTCTTTGCTCTGTATTTTGCATTCGCAATCTGTGCCTGTTTTAATCTATATTCATACCATTCATCAGGTGTGGAATAAGGTAATTCTTTTCCTTTATTACTTACAGCAAACTTATCACCTGGTTTTCCCGCTATAAACTTTTTTTGGTTTGCCATTTTAAAATACAAACTTTGCATATACTTATTATATTCGTCCCTATGACTTTCTCTGTATTTACGCTGTGCGTTTTTTATTTGTTGATTTCTTCGTTTATCTAACTCCTCCTTTGTAGCATTTGGGAAGCGTTCTTTTAAACTATCACCCGAACCTATACCACCCTGTCCCTGTATAGCGTTATTAGCAATCAAATCGTTTTTCTTTAATACATACACAGGTTCAAGACCATAAGATGAGTTAAGACCTACTATTTTTTGACTTACTGCTCCTGTCGGTTTTAATTCGGCAACCTGATTTGGGGTAAGTATAAGGTTATTACCAAGATTAGAATACGATTGGATATTCATTTTATATACTATATTTAGAAAATAATTCTCCTAAATATAATTAAATAGTTTATTAATTGTCTGTCTTCAACTTCATATATTGTTCTTCCTTCTTCCAATCTTCAAGTATATTATCAAGCATTTTATCATAGCAACCTAAACAATATATATCTTTATGCTTATCAGTCCATTCAATACAAGTAGTCAAACCATTTTCAATCTTATTACAACAATAATTACAGATATATACTTCACCTTCGGGAACAGGTATTGTCTTCTTAACAGGATTACTTAAATCAATAAACTTACAACCTGGTTTAATATCCATAGCACACACCGCGTTTAATTCATTAATCTCTTCAAAAGGGCAGAAGTCAAAAACAATTTTGTCAGCAGGTATGCAGTCATCAGCATAATCTCCGTTGTCGTATTCCACAATTTTACTCATTCTATATATTTCCTAAACATTTTATTTTTTCCTAAATATTTTATTTTATAAAGGTTTAAATATTTCTTTAAGGAGTGTTTGGTTCTTTGCAGGATTGTCCCTAAAATGCTGTAAGAATAATTCAAAATCTTCTAAATAAGTATCACTATGCTTTTTATGTTCTAAAATATAATCACACGCAACACAATACCAACCACAACTTTCACTTCGCACATTTTGTATCTGTTTATTATTATATGGTATTGGTTTAAAATCTGCTAAATAATCAGCGACCTCAACACTCATATCTAATCCAAATGGGTCAAAGTATAACGCTTTTGCCTGTAATATCGCAGGGAAATCATCATCTCTTTCTTCATCACAATATATTTTAAACATAGTCCAGTGTGTCCCATCTCCATCAGTTGAGGATTGTTGGTTAATATAATATGACCCTATTTGCTTTGGCACTTTCGCAAGAGTATCTTTTTGGAATACACCAACTAATGGTAAGTCCAATTTAAGACATAATTTTTCTATATCAAAATTACTCAACATTTAATATAGAAAGAGAAATTAATTTCGGTTCATTCGCTCCTGTTGATATACAACAAAATCACTACTTTCAAATGGTTCTAATAATATTTTTTTATCTAAAAGTTCTTTTACAACTCGCTTTTGGTCTTCCTGTGCTGTAAAACAATCAGGACACATCATATATCCACTTTCATCATTTTCAAACACAGCACAATCATAGCATAAATATTTTTTACATTCAACACAATCAATCTTCATACCGAGTTTAAATGTTTCATCACATTCAGGACATCTGTGGATTACGACTTTGTGGGTTTTCTTCGCGATTGGTGATTTCATCATTTTATATACTATATTGAGAAAATAATTCCTAAATATTCTACGAATTATTTTGGGATATAATGGTCTTACTTAATACATTTGTTTTCTACAACAAGGACACTTCTTATCGTGTTGCATAACTTTATCTTTACATACTTTACATATGAGATGACCGCAGTTAGGGACTTCAAGATTATCTTTTGTTAATTGCTCCATACATACAGGACATTCAGTTTTTTCACTCACCTTGTCATAAAGTTCTACAAATTGTTTTTTAAGGAATGCGACATCGCAGTCATTTCCATCTTTAATTGACTTTATTAATTCTCGGTTTTTGTTTCTTACTGAACTTATATACATACTCATATCGTCCAACTCATCTCTCATCACATAATAACATCTCCAACCTGCTTTTGCTTTACTTTGTAAGATTTTAAGTTCCTTCGCTCCAATAGTGGTCTTGTCATTAGAATTGGTTGCCATTATATACTATACAAAGAAAATATTTTTGGTTTTCCTAAATAATTCCAATTCTTTTAAAATCTATGGTCTTATATAATTATTATTAATCATATAATCCTATTACCATTTATGCAGTCATTTAAAATAGACCACCACCATACAATCCTCGCCCTCCATATCCGCTTTGAGTTCCGCCTTGCTGTGTGTAATATGTGGGTATAAAAGGGTTCATAGCAGGACTATTAATACCTTGATAAGGGGATAATGTCATCTCATCACTACTTGGTCTAACAACAGGATTAGTAGCAAATGAACTAACAGGTCTATTCGCACTATCAGCAGATGTTAAAACTAATCCACTAAAATTATTTGCCAACGCTTTCTTGTAGGCAGAACTATCCTTTGCTCCTGAACCAACCAATTTTCTTGGACGACCTCTTGGTCTAACACCTTCACCAACATATTTATTCATAGCACTTCCCATTCTCTTTTCCATCTCTTGCTCTGCGATTGTATCCAAACGCTCACCAGCGAGAACTTGATGTGCTATTCCTCTGTATTCGGGTGGGACACGCTCATCTACAAGTTCTTCTAATTTATCCTTTGCTAATGTTCGCATATCCTTTTTCAAAGATGATACTGCTTCTCCTTTGTCAAATCTAACTCCGTGTTTAGAAGGTTTCATACTATCCAATCCAACTTCTCCCGCTCTACCAAGAGCATCTCCAATCATAGCACCCGCCATAGGATTTCCAGCATAAGCACCAATAGCAGTTCCAAGAGCAGTAGCACCCAGTCTAACTGCTTTCTTTCCAACATTCTTAATACCATCAATAGCACTCTTTTTAGATATACCTATTTTATGAAGCATCTTGAATAGACCTGAACCTCTAACTTTTGCTTTTTCGTGTTCGCTCATACCACGCATAGAGCGTATCATCGCCATATATTGTTTTCTCGCAGTAGCAGGGTCAGGCATAGCACCACCATACAATCCGTATCCTGTTGCTTTTCCAACTTGGTCTGCCAACATATCACCTGCAACAGCACCAGCAACTCCGCCCATCGGTCCGCCGAGAGCATCACCAGCAAGACCAGCAACAGCAGGAATACCAGCGTGGATTAAAGCAGAAGCAGTAGTTTTTCCTGCCTTTTCTAAACCTGATACAATATCTCTACCCAATTTAGGTGTAAAAGTTTTCTTTGCTCCTCTTTCTATTGTGTGTCCTAATTTCTTGAATGCTTTACCGATATTAAAACCTCTACCTTCCGTAGCACTCATTTCCATTTCAGCAGGAGTTAAAGCAATTCTAACACCTTTACTCTTTCTAAAACCTGTTAATAGTCGCTTCGCGTTCGCAGGGTGCAACATAACAACAGCACTTCCTTTATCACTTCCCATATGTGCGTAAGGAATATTCACACCTTTACCTGTCATTAGTTTCCTAATTTGAGGTTTTGTCAAATGTAGTTGATGCGGTATAAACTCACTCATTATATATTATTATAAAGAAAATAATTTCCTGCTAAATAATATTTATTTTTATATGAAAATTATACGATAGAAATTAATTTATTAACAGGTATATAGGCGTATTCTTTTATTTCAGGTTTTCCTCTATCCCATCTACCGCCTTCTCTAAATGTGATGTCTAATAAATTATCTGCTGTGTATTCCCAGTAATAAACTCCATCAGTAAAATTAAAGCAGAAGTATATTTTTGTTTCAGGATTTGTTTTTATTACACCACTCGCCCAGTCAAGTTTATTTTTTCCTACCATAGTTGTTGGATATTGATTTTTTGTATTTCTTCTTGTTTTCAATTCTATATAGACATTACTGCCTAAATAGTCATAGGGGGTTGATTTCTTTGTCGTTCTTTCAACCTCACCGAACTTGTCGCAAAATACTTTTAACAACTCGTCCTCCGCTTTCATTCCAAGTGCATAGTCCTTTCTAAATAAAGCAATATTCATTTATATAGTATTGTAAGAAAATAATATATAAAAAACGCCTAAATAATTTACCCTAAATTAATTCTAATTTTACTAAAAAACTAAATCAGTTTTAATCAATTCTCGCACCAGTAGCAATATCAATTGTCATACTCTTCTCAAACTCAACGAACACAAGGAGTGTAGTAGCAATCTTGGAAGCGTTTTGACCGATGATTTGGATAGAGCGACTGACACCTGCTTCGGCAGGGAGAATACGAGAGCAGTTGCCGTAGTAGTATCTGTATCCACGAGAAAACATTTCTTCACTAATAAGACCTGATGTAAGACCAGTAGTCAAGTTGCCGTTCAACTGATTAGAAGACATTAGTTCCTGTCTAAATTGTTCGTAGTCGTAGAGTTGATTATTCAAGAATAAATTGACACCTGAAACCAAGATGTTAAAGTTAGTCAAAGTAATAGGGTCGGGAGTTCCACCAGTAGTAGCAAAAGGAGATAATAGAGTAGAGTAAGCAAATGTTCCGTTTGCAGTTCCAGGAATAACAGGGACGACAAGGACTGACTTAATATTTGGTATTCCGTTAGAAACTAAAAAGTTGAAACTATCATTAGCATTAACCGAGAACTGATACTGGAAAATATCTCTATAAACCACCTTCTTTGTAGGAGCAAGTTGTAAATAACGCTGTTGAGCGAGGGGATTGAATTGATACACAGGAGCATACAAACGAACGGCAGATAGAGCAGATTGTCCTGCGGAGTAAGCGGTAGTTTGCTGTTGGAAAGTATTTTTGAAAATTGAAACTGAAAGTTGGTATGTATCAGGAAGAAGAGGAGAAGCACCATTACCACTACCACGAGAAGCAACCATCAAAGGATTAGTAAGACCACCGATGACTTGGACGGAAGTGTTGGAAATTATACCAGCAGTCATTTTACCTGTTGCACCATCAAGAGAACCAGCAGATGTAGTGAAAGTAGTAAGTGCTTGATTGGTGTTAAGGTAGAAACGAATAGTAGAACCTTTAAGAAGAGGGCATTTCTCAAAGTATTCATTTAAATCCTTCAAACGCAATTTAGCATACACATTCCAACTAACAGAACCTGCTTGGGATTGGATTTTAGAACTTCTATAAACTTGCTGACAAGTGGAAAGAGGGTTAATTGCTTTTTGACTTGATGCTTGTGCGTCATAACCATACCAAGTTTGGCGTTTAGTTAGACCTTCATTAAAAGAATACAACCCTCCAAGTGTAGCAGAAGGATTTACACTTCCTGAATACTGATTAGTAGAACCGAGTAATTCACCAGCAACATCAGTAGCACCATATGACACTCCACCTCCAACTTGGGAAGCAATTGAATAGATTGAAGGAGCATCTCTGTTATTACATAGACCCTTACCATCAGCACTATCAACAGCAGTATATCTCCAAGAACCAGCATTATCAGGGTAATAACCGATAGAAGCACCTTCATTTAAAAGGTCATCTTGTGAGAAAGAAGTATGTGCTTTGAAACTTCTAAACACATTAGTAAGAGGAGTTTGCTGAATAATATTTTGATTGTTAAACTCAACATTCATAGAGTTAATAATATTCCAAAATCCGTTTTTAAAACCCCAAGCATAATCACCGAGTGTGGTTGTAATACTATCATCAGCAGTAGCACCAGCAGTAAAAGGTAAAGATGCAGGGTTAGTAGATGTAAGTTGAACTACAAGTGGGACGACCATATACGCCTCACTCCAATTAATCCAACCACCAGCATTACTTAAAGGTGTGCTGTCAATAACAACCTGCGAAGAATAATTCTGTGAGTTATTATCATTCACATAAACCCACTTTTTAGATATGAACTCACTTTGGTCTATCGTAGAATTGACCGCTTCATCAAAGACAAGATTATCCATTTTATAAATTAAAGGGAGAAAATAATTTATAAAATATTCCTAAATAATCTATCCAAAAAATCACATATTAAACGATATATACTTCTTTGGATTAGAAGATTTGATTTTAACGCTTTCAAGTGTATTCCTTTGATTAGTTTTTCCTAAACTTTGGAAAGGGTGTCTAACTTCTGTTTTTTCATAGAACTCCTTTGTTAATCCTAAACCCTTTGTAGATGTGTTTGTTGATAGTGCGTGAATACCTCCATTCATACGCTTTATGCTAAATCCACCAGGTGTATTTGTTCTGCCAATTACTCGCATTATATACAATATATAGAAAATAAATTATGCCATTTCATACTTATTCTTTGTTAATAGAGTAATTAGTGTATTAGGGTCTTGGAAGAAAGCAGGTCTGCCTAATTGGTCGCGGAACTCAATACTGAATTGAGTGTAATTACCATCTTCTACTTTATTCCAACCAAGTTCAGCATTAGGTTTATAACTTTGTAATGCTCCAAATGTGCTGTCAGTAGGTGTGAAACTAAAAATCAATTGATTAGGAATGACTGCCTTATTATTTACTAAACTACAATATACGAGGAATGAACTATATGGTGTAATCTGTGGTGCTTTTGTAGATAGAATGCTCTGCGAACTTGCGTATGCTGGTGTTTGCACTTGTGCTGGTGGAACTCCTGTAATTGTTCCTGCTGGATATTGTCCTGGTTCATATCCAATTAAATCTCCAAAACTTCCTGTTGCTGGAATAACTAAATAGGGTAAAATAGAATTAGTAGGTAGAACCCAAGTAGCACCTGCTGGTAAAGTCCAACTATTCGCAGTAGCGATTGCTGTGCTGATTAAATAACTATTTACTTGAACCGCATATCTTGCTTGATTAACAACCATTTCTAAAAGATAAACATAATTACCAGCACTATCAAGTAGGTAATGTTTATTCTGTATCATAATATACTGCATATATTCATTTATACCTGCTACTTGTAAAAAACTATCAGGAATTGTAATATTAACCTGTGTTCCGTCAATCCAAATATACGAGAACTTATAGTTGTTATAGTTTGTTGTAATATTGAAAGCACTAAAATACATAGCGAGTTCTTGGACTGCTATGAAATCGTCTTTGAATGTATAACCACCCTGTGGAAAGTTATAAATGAACTTTGAATTAAAACTACCCTGTGCCACATTAGAAGCGTTAAGAATAAGTGTCTTCATATTTATATATAATACAAATATAAAAAAATCTGCTAAACTTCAAAATAATTTAATTTTAAATAGATAATTCCATCAATAGATTAAGTCCTTCGTTTCTTGCTATACGACCATCATTAATAAACTTAACCACTAAACCTTTTAATTCTTTCAAAACATCAGGACTATTATTACCTCCTAAATAGTTTCCCCTCAATAAATTAAATCTATCAACTTCTGCTTTCTCGTCATCATCACCGCTTCTTTTTAGTTTGAATGTGTCTATTAATCCAGCACCCTTACTAATTCTTTCAAAATGTTTTTGCTCGTGAGGTAGAAGTGAATTAAATTGTTTTTCATTTACTCTTCCCGTATTCATAACATCAATTACAAAATCTTTAAAGTCATCACTTATCGTCATAGGTTTAATAGAAGGAATAGACCCTAAACTTGGATACTTTAAGTTTAATACATTCTTATCTGTTAGGTGAGGAATATGCATCACATATTTTCCAAATGTTCTATAAGTAGGTTGTTCCTCTACATCAATACCTTTACCCACTATTTTCTTGATTGGTATGCGTTTGTGAATGTATCCTGCTCCAATTGCTTTTTCAATCTTATCTTCGTGTGGTTTTTCTGCTTTTGAATGTTTCTTTAATACCTTCTTTACTTCCTCATCACTTGAACTATCGTATTCAATTTGCTTTCTCATTTTCGCGACTGCTTTACCTGTCTTCTTTAAAAATCTTTCATCTTCCACAAAGTGGTTTGCTAATGCTTTTGCTGTATGACCGAAACCTTTTAAACCCTTTGCTGGTGCGAACTTTGCAGGTAATCTATAAATTGCCATTTTATTAATATCATAAGCATCTCCAAATATATTATTTCTAATCGCATCTTCAACACTTTCTCCTGCTTCTTCAAGTAATTCACTATTAGATGTTCTTATTTTTTTATTTGTATCTAAACTTCCCTGTAATACTTCAACAGGTGTTCCTCTAATACCTCTGTCCTGTCCTATTGCCTTATATATTTTTATCAATTCAGGATAAACTGATTTCCAAGAAGAACCATCACCCCCTAATCGTCTTACAACTGCTTTCATCTTATCAATAGTAGGTTTAAGTGTATCAGGATTTAATTGCATTACTTCATCACCCAAATCAGTCATAGATGCGATTGTTTCATCATCTAATTCTTGTATTTCAGCATCAGGGTCAGGTAATTCAGTATTAATATCATTAGCAATACTTTCAAGAGGTTTTAGATTTACTTTCGTCATACCCGATAATCGGTTTGCTAAATCTGCTCCAATTTGATTAAATGCTAAATAACTTGCTCCTTCATTAATCGCTCTTTGAATTGCTATACTCGCCTCTCTTATCTCAACAGGTGTGGGAATACTTGCTTTTGTTATTACTGCTTTAATTCTTTTAAATAATCCTTGTCTTGTTTTAGCAGTCAAACTTCCTGTATTAAGTTTAGTTTCTTCTGCTGGTGTTAGAGCGACTTGTAAGTAATTCTCAATTGGTATTAATATACTTGTCCCAATCTCACCTGACATAGGAGTAGATTGTATTAATTCTCCTAAACTTTGGAAAGCGTCTGCTTGTGGTAAAATCTGTTTTATTTCACTTAAAGATGCTATATCCATACCACCTGATTTATCAAAACTAAAACCATATGATACACCGAGTTCATCAAAATAGTTCTGTAAATATCCTTGAAAGAAACTAACGCTTACGAGTTTAGGGTTAAACTTCTTTTGAATATCACTTTTAATAAAAGGCATACCTTGCACGAGTTCTATAAGTTGTTTATTACCTTTTAATTCACTAACAATCTTTGAAGCATCACCATAACTAAATCCAATATCCATTACACCATCAATAGCATCTCGTTCTAACTTGATAGTATCTTTCAATATATCACTCTGCGATTTGTATTCGGGAGGAACAGGTGGTGGTGCGTTTTTATCCTGATACTTACCTATACGCTCATCTAATATAGCGTTATTGTTGATTTCAACCTGTAAAAGTTCATCTGCTAAACTTCTCTTGGAAACTTCATCTGCGGTAGATTTGAAATTGCGTAGCAACATTATATTATACATTATAAAAAGAAAATAATTTATAATATTTTTAGGAAATATCAAATATTTCGTTAAAGTTTTTTCTAAATCTATTCGCAGGGTCTGTATCCATATCTATTAATAAGAAATCCTGTTTATTAGCGGTTGCTGACTTATACATATCTGCTAATTGTGGTTTTTCTACTCCTAAACTATACTCGCTCATAATCCTATATAAATCCTTTAATGATGATAATTGTTTAATTACAAGATAATTAAGGTTCTGCCTGATAATTCTTGGAACTCTGTAATATGACTGACTGATATAGATAAGAGAACAATTTAACTTTCTTGCTCTAATGAAATATTGCTCTAATGCTGATTGGTTCTTTTCCAAAACCAAATCGTCCATTACGATAAGTGTTTGTTCGTCTTTGTCTAAACTATCTAAATCGGGTGCATTATCAATTCCTTCTAAAATCTGTAATCCTTGCTCTCCCATTTTGTCTTCCATATAGTTATAAAGCGGTTCATCTTTGTTTTTAGTAATTACTATAATATTTTGAAATGTATTACCCATATTGTATATGATATTTAGAAGTGTTTGAGTTTTTCCCGCACCACTATTTCCAACTATTAACATTCTAAATGGTAGTTTCAGTCCGTGTTTATCAAAATTGGGATTGTGTTGTTTTAGGAGATATTTTTTAGGCATTTCCTTATACCAATCTTTGAGTTCTGCTTGTGATGAAGATTTAGATGATTTCTTGCCTCTATCCATTTTATATATATTAAATAGAAAATAAAAGTTATGAAATAAAATTAATTTCTCAATAGTTTATATAAATAATGGCGACATATAATCCTCCAACAAATCTTGAACCGATTAATGTTTTCAATCCTGCTAATTTTATGAGAGCAGATACTAATTTGACACAGGCACAAGCGGATACAAGATATTTAAGATTTCCAATCGCACAGGGAACAGAGTATTTACAAAATGCGGAAGCAATCAACTTTGATGTGGGTGCTAATTTAACTTTGTCAGGAACAGATGGTGTTAATTATATACAATTTCCAAATGGTTCTAAACAATATGTAGCATCTACATCTACAAATATATTACCTTTAAACAACATATTTACTGGGACAAACGCGTTCAATAATGTTGCTCCTATAACATCAAATGCTACTCAACCTGCTTCAACTGATGCTTCAACAAAAATACCAACTACCGCTTGGGTTCAGGGTGCTATTAGTGGAAGTTCTGCTATTACTCCCATTATCTCATCAGCAGGTATATCACCTTTACAGGCGAATGTTATTGCTACTTGGCAGGTATTATCAACTGCTAATGGAACTCAATTTTGCGATGTATATACTATGGGAGGTGGTGGTAATTCAGGTGGTGATGCTACAAATCCTACTCTTGGTTGGAGTAAAGGAATAGGTGGTTGTGGTGGTGGTGGTGGAATGACTTTAAATAGTAGATTATCATACGGAAGTGCATTAACGAATGCTTTTGGTGTTCTAAATCAACCTCAATTTGTGTGTGGAACAACAAACTCACAAGGACAAAATACAAATATAACATACACTAATGTATGGAATGGAACATTTACACAATCAGGAACAAATATTACTCTTGTTTCAACAACATCAGGTGCTATGAGTGTAGGAACAATTATTACTTTTACAAAATCTGTTTTTGATACTGCTTATCCTACCTCTACCGCTCCTTATGGTGCTTACTTTAATCAACTTCAAGTTGTATCAGGTTCTGCTAATAGTTGGGTGGTTCAATCTCAACAATCACAAACCCTTAATGTTGCTATTACTGGTGCTGGTTATACTCCACAGGTTATGTGGGAAGGAACATTTACACAGGCAGGGACAACTATAACTGCTGTTTCAACTACAAGTGGGTCATTTAGTAATTTTAACGCAAGTGCTAATAACTCATATTTGGTATGTAATGGAACAAGTGCGAATACACAATTACTACGCTCTATTACTGATGCTTCTAATAATGTTGTTAATTCAAGTCAAACTATTAGCACTCCTATTGCGGGTAGGATTTTATTTACACAGGTTGGAAATAATGTTCTAACTCGTTATTGGACTTATGGTGCTGGTATGAATAATTCTTATACCTTATTTCCCTACATATCTTGGTGTGAGGGTGGATTTAGAGGTATAAATGGAACTACAAATGGTTCGCAGGAGTTCGGTGGAGCAGGAGGTGTAGGAGGACAGGTAATAACATATAATCCATCGGGAGCACAAACAGCACTTGGTGCGAAAGGTCAAAACGGCGGTGTGAATGGCGACCCAAGTGGATTTACAAAAATATCAGGTCAAGGTGGTTATGCTAATTTGATATACAATAAGACGATGACTATTAACGGCGTATCGCAACAATTATATCAATATAATCAAGGAAGTTCAACTTTTTCACCAAGTGCTTTCGCAGTAAATCATTATGCGGGTGGTGTTGGTGGTATGATTTTAGTATGCTATAAATATTAAAAAACTTTGAAATATTAAAAACTTTTAGGAAATTATTTTATCTATACATTATATATAAAATGAGTTCTTTTATACAAAACTTACGATTTAGCGATAGAGAAACAAGTGATGTATCTGCTGACTTGGGACAACCTCCTTATGAGAATGATACATTTGTTGAAACCTTTACCGAAACTAAAAGTTGTGCTATTGGTAAAGATGGTATAAGAATAAATTATGATTTAAATACAATCGCACCAAAATATTTTGAAATGACAAAAGATGGTGTTGTATTCGCAGAAACAGGACAACCTACATATACAACAGGTTTAGGAAGATTATGTGCGGTGCAACAGGCATTTCAAGCAGTAGAATTACCACCAAATGCTACTACATTAAAAATAAATGACACTATACTTTTAAAAGCAGGAACAACAGAACAGGTAAGTTTAACTGAAAATGGTGTGGATTATATTTCACCCACCTCAACTTCTACGAGTGCTACTTGGAGTGATATTCTTTCAGTAAATAATTTACAAAAAGTTTTAGATAATGGGAATAACGCAGTAGGTGCTAATGCGAGAATAATATTAACGCAAGGTGTAGCAGGGACAGGCGGATTAGCAAATCCTCAACTATTTTTGGAGAATAGTAATACTGATTTAAATAGTATGCCTGTTGTTGAGATGTATAAAAATAATAATCTTACTGCTGGTGAGTTGGTTGCTGGTATTAGTATGAATGGAAAAGACGCAACAGGACAAAAAACAGAGTTCGCAAGAATACAAGTTAAAACTGAAAATGTAGCGAGTGGTAATGAAGACGGAACTTTAAGTATTTTTAATGCTGTTAATGGTGTGATTAGTGAAGTATTTAACTTTAATGGAGGACAAAATGAAAATAACTCTTTTAGACCTTTGGATTTAAACTCTAATGCACTTATTACTTCAAGTGGTAATCTTTCTTTAACTGCTACTGGTTCAAGTGGAAGCGGAGTTATATATTTTAGACCAAAAGAAGTAGCAGGAACAGAAACAATTAAAGTTCCTTTATCATCTGCTCCAAGCGATGAATTAGTAATAGAAAAATCTGCTAATTATACTCAATTTTATCAAACTGGGGGAGCATTAAATACTTCCGCTCAATTGCGTTTAGGTAATGGAGGATTACGATTAATAACTATTAACCCTTCGGTTGCTCCTACTCTTCAATTGGATAATGGTGCTTTCGCTACTGCTACTCATCAGTATTCAGGTAATAATTATAATTTATCATTACCTACTGCTTTGGGAACATTAAGCACTACTAATGTTTCAACATTATCTTTAAATAGTCCTAATACTGCTATAACCAATCCATCAGGACAATTGAATATAAGTGCGAATACTAATATGGTTTTAAGCGGTAGTTTTAATACTTTTTCTTCCACAACTCAATTAGATATACAAACACCTTCTCTTATTTTTACTGGTGCTGGATTACAGAGTGCTTCATCAGGTGGTAGTTCAGGACAACATTTAATTATTACTCTAAACGGAACTCAATATAAAATCAAATTAGAAAATATGTAAAAAATATTTGTATAATGTATGATGACAAGTGAGGGTCAATCTATCTCTGTTTTAGAGGAACTGCTCGGTGAGAAAAAACCTGCGAGAAAATGGTATATTAAATATTGTTGTTGGTTTAGGAAATAATATCTTATTATTATATATGTTAAGCGAAGTATTTTGGGTTGCATTTATAACAACAATATCAGGTATGATAATTAAATTAGCATCTATGGCGTATAAGAGTAAATGTAGTGAATGTTCTTTCTGTTGTGTTAAGGTAATACGAAATGTTGATTTAGAAGAAAAAGAATTAGAGTTTGAATTACAGCATAAAGTTCCTGATAGTCCAAAAGAAGAAAAATAATATCTATGTTATTTATAATGGATAATAAAATAGATGAATTGTTTAAATGGAGTAATCCAAAACAAGCACAAAAAATGGCATATAAATATTTAGGAAAAACTGCTGACCTGTATGTGAGTGAAACAAAAGATAAAAAATATGATATATATGACCCTGTAAATGAAAAGTGGGTTTCCTTCGGTCAATTAGGATATGAAGATTTTACAAAGCATAAAGATAAGGAAAGAAGAAAAAAATATTTAAATCGTGCGACTAATATGAAGGGTGAATGGAAGGATAATCCTTATAGTGCGAATAATTTATCTATTCATATCTTATGGTAAGATTACAAACCATTATCTCCAAATGGATTTGATTTTACAATCATACCACCTCTTATTAAACCTCTGCCTATTGACTTATCATTTTCCAAACGCTCTAATGTATCTATTGAGTGTTCGTCTAATACATTAAAACTTTTTGCAGGTATTATGATGTCGTGTCCTTTTTTCGGTTCAAATGGATTGTGTATATGTTGAAAAGGATTTAATGAAGAAACAATATCTCTACTACTCTTAATATCGTATTGGTTTTCTCCTTTTGTATTTTCAAATGGTCTTGTTGCTTTATTGAGTGTTATTACTTCGTGTGAGTTTTGACCTAATAGTTCCGCTTGAAGTCCGCCTTGTGAATGACCGATTGTAGAAACATTATCCTTACCATATTTTGCTTCTGCTTGATGTTGGACTTTTTCTGCTTCTTTATAGCGACCTGTCATCTTATATGCTTTGCGACCACCTACCGCATAAACAGCATTATTAAACCAATCAGTAAAACCTGATGTTCCTTTGTGTGCTACTACCGCCTGTCCTGTTTCGGGGTTGATATATACTTTACTTGTTTTTGTTGATAGTTTTTCATCTTGAATAAATCCATCTACATTTTTAACCTTCTTATCGTAAGAAGCATCTAATAATCCTTTCAAAGTTGGAACTGCTAATTTTCCTCCTTCTATATGAGCGACACACATTCCTTTTCCTTTTACCGCATTTTTAGCAGGTAAGAAGTCAGGTAGATTTTCTTTACCCTTTATTTTCTGTTTTAACTTGAATTGTTCTTTTAATCTTTTCGCGGGTATTTCCTGCACTAATGTTGGTGTCATTTCATTAACTTTTTTAGTAGGTCTAAATACTGGGTAAGCGTCAGCATCTTCTACACCGAGTAATGGGTTAATATCAATCCATTTTTCGTCAAACCATCTTTCAAGGTGTTTTGGTTTTCCGTCTTCTTTATATGTTCCACCTCTCCTTTTGTATTCTTTTACAATAGCACCTGACGCAAATGCAGAGTTCTTTTTATATCTACTCATAATAAAATCTTTGACCTCGTCATATAACTTTTGATTAGTTGGTGTCGGCATTTATAATTTATGTAAAGAAAATATTTTCTAATTATTGTATATAATGCCAAGTGATAAGTTTAAAAATATAAAACATTATGCTAAACTTTATGGAATTAGTGTTTTGAAAGATGATGGAAAACCCAAGAGCGTAAATAAGTTGTCTGTTGATATATATAACTATGAAAAAAGTAATAGCGTAAGAAATGGATTGTATCCTTTCCTATCAATTAAATAATTTGTATGAAATAAAATATTTAGGAAATATATAGAATGGAAGGTGTTTGTATAACAGGACAATTTAGAGTTGAATATGAGTTAGATGATGGTGTAAGATGGATATTCGCAGTAAGACATAATGAAGATGAAGATACAGATATTTATTTCCTGACATTCAAAGATGCCTTCCTGTATCGTAGGTGTAGAGATGCAGAAATCGTTAATGTTAAAACACAAATAAACGATGCTGTATATATAAGTGCGAAGTTTAATAGCAAACGCATTAGAGATGCTGTTTAACTGGTAAATTAAAAAAATATGTCCTTACTGATGATATATTTTTTGCGTTAAAATATTTGTGTCTGCTCGGTAATATGGTTTTAACTGGTAAATTAAAAAAATGACTGCTTACTGGTGTGATTGTTATAAAATTATTTTTTTGGTGTCTGCTTGGTGTTATGCTGTGGTGTTGTTTTTAACTGGTAAATAAAAAACTTGACCCCTTACTGACTGCGTAAATGGAGCGGACTTTTTAAAATTATGCTGTGGTGGTGTGAAACCATATTTTCGCTTACTGACTTAATTTAATTATGGTAAGGACTTTTTATTTTAAAAATATTTATGCTGTGGTTATGGTGTCAAGTATGTAGTCATCATTTGCAGTATATACTATTTATTGTGTTTTGGACGAGAAAAAAAGGTTTAGATAGTGTATAAGATGAACGCCTCCGTTGTCTGCCCTTCTTGCTCCTCTGCTCCTTGCTCTTGCCCCTCCGCTGAAATCCGCCCCGCTGATGCTGTGGTAGTTGAGTGCCTTGTGCCTCAAACCTTAAAAACCTGCTGTATCTGCTATGACGAAAAACCCGCCGACGCTTACCTAAAATATGCTTTTAGTTGCGTGTGTAATGATAAAGAAAACTTTATGTGTGATGACTGCGTAAGTGGTTGGTTGAGTGTAAAAAAGACCTGCCCGACTTGCCGAGCGGAAAACTTCGCCCGATTTATTAGAAAAGTTGTTAGTGCTTATGATGCGGATTTTAGTTTTGCTGTTGATTTTGCCACCTTCACCTATGACCCGAGCGGAAACCTTACCGAACGATTACAAAAACATACATACCTTAAAAATATGCTTACCTTATTAGGAGCGAAAAATGCGGAGTTTTACGAAAAAGTGTTTTCCAAGATACAAGACGAACAACTCACGCCACGCTTACAGGCATTTTTTAACATCTATAATTTTTTAGACGAGAATGTGCTGGGAACTAATACAACCGACCAAGAGGAAAGGTTTAAACGCTTTATCATCACAACCGAAGAAGTCAATTTTTACAACCCCGCACCTATTACGCTATACGATTTTATGAGTGATGACACCCTAAACCCGCACGACGCGAACTTTAACATTTTGGTAAATACATACGGCAACCGCTGGGAACAATACACTTTTAGAATTGAAACCGAAGATGCTGTAAGGGAACGCATAGATGACGAGGTAAGCGATACGGGTTTAGTGTATCACAATACGCACACATTAGTAAGTTTCTTACGAACTGATGAACTACGAAATGCGTTTAATGCTGAAAGTCCATTTTGGGAAACCGCACGGGAGAACGAGATGGGCGACGAAATAAGGGCAATATTAGACATACACGCATACGCTACGCACTTATGGAACTCAAACGAGTATATGGATTTTGTATTTATGAACGCACACGAGAGCGTAATTTTGGAAAATATGCGATGGGAAGATTACAACGACAATTTTACCGATTACGAAACCACAAACCTTATTTTTGTTTGTGAATATCAAGACGCGAACACTTTGGATATTTAAAAATGTTTTGCGGTGCATAAAATCAGTT